TTTTCGAAATATCCGGGTAATAAATTCTTTTTTAGTTTTGCATATCTTTTTGCAGTTACTTCAAATTCTTCTCCCGCTAATCTGTCAACTTCTTCTTCTAAATCATAAAAAGGACTTAAAACTTTAATTTTCATAAATTATCCTCCTAACCTGCTATTTTAGCTTTAACTATAGCTTTTTTATTCTTTTCAGGAATGTATTTGCCATATTTAGCTAATGATTGAATTGCTACTCCTGCAAAGTCTTCTGAATCTATAAGTCTATAAATTTCTATACCTACTCCAGCAACTCCTACATTATCTGCAGCAAAATATATGCATTCTGTTGTTTGGAATAATGCTGATGGTAATTCTTCAATAACAAAACCTTTAAACATTTTAACTTCTTCTTTGTCAATATTAACAGATGAACCTTTAGCAGTTGTTGCAAGTTTATGGTCAACTATAATATTATAAATTTCAGGTTTAACATAAGCTACCCAAGCAATGTCCTTAGATACTTTATTGTCAACAAAAGCTTTATGAACTTTGTTAAATAAAGCTGAAACCCCGTCTTCAGTTAATTGTACATTCTCAGTTGCACCTGCATTATCTGAAAGAGCCTTACCTAACAATCCGTTTAATTTTTCAACCCAAGCTTCAGCATGAAGTCCGCCTCTTTCTTCAATTATTTGTTCAGCATTATCATTTACTGTTACATTGTCCACCCCTTCGTGAATTGCAAGAGCAGATTCAAAAGGTACTTGCTTATTTATTGATTTGATTTCTTTTCTTGCTCCAAATCTTGAAGTCTTTCCTGTGCCTGTTCCAAAACCAGTATTAGCATCAGTTGAATATTCTTGAACTGTTACATCTGTTTCAGATACCTTTAATTCTAAAAAATTATCGGAATTTGTAATCCCATCTTTTACTTGTAATGTTCCTCCGAACGTTCTTAAAAAGTGTTGTTTAACTGCGAAAACATTTTTTAGTGTTTCCCCATATTCTTTTGAGTAAGTTTTAATTGCCATATTTTTTTCTCCTTATTTTTTGTATTTTTGATTTACTTTGTCAAATCCTGTAATTTGAGATGATGGCAATACATCTTTTTTTGGTGTATTTCCCTTCAATCTCTCTTCTACTGCTTTTTCAGTAGCTTTTTGTATCGCTGTTTCTAAAACTTTGATACTCTCTTGTACTGTTTCTGCTGATTCATAGTTAAGTAGTGAATGCAATTCAGTTGATAAGCCTCTTTCACTTAAAATAGATTTAGCCTCTGCAGTAAGCTCTCTTCTAGTGATTTCAGCTTCTCTCTTTGCTAGAGTTTCGTTTGCTTTTTCTAGTTCATATTTTGCCTTTTCTTCAGCATTCATTCTAGCAAGTTTCTTTGCCTCTTCCTTATCACTTTCAGCCTTCCTTTCCCATTTGCTTTTTTCTTTTGCAAGAATTTTATTTAACTCCTCTTGAGTAAATTTTTTCTCTTGTTCTTGTTCTTGCTCTTTTTCTACTTCTGTTTCAGTTACTGTCTCTTGAACTTCCACATCTTGTACGTTGTTTTCTTCCATTTGTTTTTTCTCCTTCCCATTTAAAAAGTTGGTTCTTTTGCCTTTGTTATCTCTTTGAAGCCTAATAACAAGTAAAAAAGGCTATTTTTTAAGATTGATTAAAACATTATTAGAAAAATAATGAATATTACAATAATTGGAAATATTATAGGACTTAGCACCCAAAACCAACTCCAACTAATAAAGCCAGTTAATTTAAGACCTATAAATAAAATTGTTAACATTCCTAAAAAATTAGAAAAGCTTGAATTATTATTGTTGTTATTTTCCATAATCGCACCTCCAAGCATAATAAAAAAGCAGTTTAAAGACTTACTCAGGTCTTGTCATAAGGTAGCGAAATTCCTCGTTGACAATAAAAAAGACACCTTTTACAGTGTCTTTATAGTTAAGTTATTTAGTTGATTATTGATAGACTTAAAAATTCTTTTGCTTTTAAATATTTATTTCTTCTATCAATGTCTTTTTTTGTAATACTTTTTAATCTGCTTAAGTCAATATTATGTGTTAAATCTGCAATTTTTACCTTCCTTGCAAGTTCATTGTTTTTTACTACTTCCAAATAGTCTTGATATTTTTGCCCCCTTTTTTTAGTTATACAGTCAACAGCTAAAACAATATCATCATCAAAATATTTTGTTAATTCTTTTGTTGTTATATCACTATCTTCAACTACATATTGGATGAAAAATATAACATCTTCCAGCTTTATCCTTTTGTCCTCTATGAGCATTTAATGCAATAAAAAACGCTTTAATTAACTTGAGCATAATATTTTTCCTTTGTTATATTTTCTGTATATATAGAACCTAAAAGAATTTTAGAGTAAAAATCATTAAAAACTTCTTTACCTTTTTCTACACAATAAAACATTCCGCCTTCTCTTTTTACATATTTGTTATAATCAGGGCAAAAATAATATTCTGTCGGTGTTTTAAATTTCATAATATCACTTTATCCTTTCTACATTTTTAGGTATTGGTACAGTATTACTAATTTTTATCATTTCTTCAGTTAAACTATCCCATTTTTTCTTATCCTTATTTCTATCTAAAAGTCTTTGTTTTTCATATAATTTGTGTAACTCATTTTCTTTTACTTTTATTGATTCAGGAGTATGGAATTGTAATTCAAAAATATCTCCCGATTTTGATTTTACTAAGGTGTTTATGCCCTTGTAGGTAACACCATCAACAAAAGTGTTTTTAACTCTAATTACATTATACCCTTTTTCTTTCATTTTTTCAACTATTCTAAAATATTTATATGTAAAAGACTCATCATCATTTATCATTGTATATCTTAAAATATCATTTATTTGATTTGTGGTTTCTTTTGCTGTAATACCTTTTTCTTTAGAATCAGATATAATTTTTCTTATAAGACTTTCTTTTGTTTTTATTCTATAATCCAACCCAAACAATTCGCTATTTTCTGAGTTTGAAACATCTTTCAAAAATTTTGTAATTTCAGGTTCTATTTTATTGATATGTTTTAATTTATAATCTGCATATAGTTCCGCTTCTTCTTCAATAGTTTTTACTAACTTATTACTTTTATTTTCAATTACTTCAGCTTTAAGATAAATTTGACCTTCTTTAGTTTCTATACTATTTATTTTATATTTAGTATTTCTAGCTAATAAAACCTCTCTCTGTGGATCATCTTCAAAGTCCAAGAAATGTAGATTTTTACCTTTTGTGCCTTTAGGAGTTTTCAGTTCTAAGACTATAGGTTTATCACTACCGCTAAAATCTCCCCAATCCAAAGCTATTCTTTTCTCAGTTGTAGTACTCATAAAGCCTTTTTCAACAATTTCTTTGCCCTTAACACTATTTATAAGTTCTAAAGCTTTTTTGTTATCATCCCCGTATATCAATTGACTTTTTAAATCATCAAATTCAATGTCGGTTATATTCCCAAAAACCGCTTTAGCATCTACTGAACGATAAAGAGTGGTTTCTTTTATATCGTTTTTTAAAGCATAATCCATTATACTTAAGTATTCTTTTTCATCTTCTGTTAAATTCCCAAATTCAGTAGGATTTCTTAAATAGCTATTTATCCACATTCCATCGCCTGAAACATAGTTCTCTAATGCATTATTTATTTGTTCTGTTGTGTATTTAACTTCTTCTGTATCTACGTCATCATTAGTTACTAAAGCTTGTAATTCCTCTTCAGTTTCATAGTCCCAACCTTCCAATACATCAGATAAAAATGACCTGCAGTAAGGATGAAGAGGCGGAGCATTAACACCAATTTTTATATCATCAATCAGTATAACTTTTTGATTATGCTCTCTACATATCTTCGATGTTCTTTTATCTAAATTAGCTTGAAATTTCTTTGCTTTTATCCCTCTTTGTTTAGAGCTTTCTAGGTCTGCACTATTTACCATGTATGACGTTTCAGTTCTTATGAGCCTATTTGCTGCATATCTTCCTAAGTTAGTATGATACTCTAACTCATCAGCTATCTGTTTATTAGACTTACCACTTGCAAAAGATTGTAGCAAGTTAGACTCTAAACTCTTTGCTAAAACATCTTGATTATGCCAAACCCTTTTAGAGAAATTAGATCCAGCCCATTCATGATTAAGTACTTCATCTAAATATTTTTTACTAACTTTAGCACCGCCTAAATCATTTAAAACAGAGGAATAAACATTCTTTAAATGCTTGCCCCCTAAATTTAGTTGTGTATCTACTTGCTTTAGTTTCTCTATTTCAATAGCTTTTGCTAAAGCCTCTTTACGTTGTATTCTATATGAAGCGGAATTCTCTTTTATAAGCCTTTTTGCTTCTGCCTTAACTCTTTTGTCTTTTGTGGTATTGTAAATTTGTAATAACTCTTTGTATCTATCATAGTCTATCTTTTCTGTTAGACTACTTCCATCTGATATATGGTCTATTTCTTTTTTTAAACGTTCCAAGCTATCATCATAAGCCTTATTAACCTTAGTCATACATTTAGTAGCTTTATCGTGCATTTTTTTCATTCTACGTTCAGAACGTTCTTCAAAGTAACTACTACTCTTCATCTTCTTGACCTATTTCATAACCTCCAAAAGACTGTTGAGCTATTTTTAAATTATTTTGTTTTTGCTCTTCAACTCTTTCAATCTCGTTATCCACATCTTCAACGAACGGAAGTAGAGAGAGTAGAGTTTTTTGAGAAACAACATTGTTTAGATAAGTTATAAGTTGTGCAATTTCCAACTCATTTACAGGTAGAGACCTTATAAAAGTCATCTCTATATTATCAATATCAGTTCTAATCATTTTTATATTTAAAATATTAGCGTATAGCTTTATTCTTTCTTTTAAGCCTATTCTATAATATTCTTCTTTAGTTTGTGCCAATTGTTCAAGTCCAAGTAACTTATATTTCATAGCAACACCGGAGGAGTTACCTGCAAAGTTTTCATCCGTTAAATTTGGAACCTTACTAATTTTGTGAATGTCTTCAATGATAGATTTCTTTAAAAGTTCAACATCCGCTTCGTGAAAAGTCTTTGAAAGATACTCTACTTTGTCCCCTTCAGATAATTCAAGTAATCCAAGTCTCTTTAACTCTCTTGCTGTCTTTAGTTTCTCTTCTGAGTTGTCTCCTGCTAATGTTCCGTATAGAACCAACAAAGAGTCAACATATTGCTCTTTGTCATTCACTCTGTCTGACTGTAATAAATTATAAGCATTGATAAGACTTACAACACTTTCAAAGTCTCCCTTTTGATTGACCTTATTCCAGTATTCAATCATTGATACTTGATTAAATATATTAATTTCTGTGTCGATTAGAGTTATATTTTCATTTTTGTAATCATAAATATATACAATTTCATCAGTTATAACCTTTAAAACCTCTCCAATTTCTCGGTTATTTTCATCTCTTTTCTTGATTCTATGAACACCAAGCAAAGTGTTTTCTTCAACTGTATCATCCACAATTAAAAAAGCTGTTCGTGGGTCTAGGTTAGTTGACTTTGTATTACCTTCTTTGTCTTGATATACATACTCAATACCTATTCCAAAAATTGACAAATCCCTAGCAAGTTCTGTATCAACTTGAGTTATATTCGCTTTCCTAAAAGCCTGTAATAGTGAATCATCATCTGTTCTCTCATCTTCTTCAGGGAAAGTATATTTAATAGGATTTCCCATGAAGTAAGCAGTTGCAAAGTCTGTTATATACTCTGCGTGATTAATCATTAATTTATTGTTTGCTAAGTCTGTTTGTGTCTTGCTACGTTTTAAAATCTCATGTTTTCCATCGTATAAGTCCTTAAGTGTATTAAACCTCTCAATGGATGCTGAATGCTCTTTTAAACACGAAATAAGAGCTTTTTCATTGATACTCTTATCTTCGTTAAAAATTATATCTTCACTTCGTTTTATCATAATTCCTCCTATAAACCTAAAAATATGTTTTTATTATTAACTTTAATTTTTGAATTTTTCATATCATCTTCAAAGGCGTATCTAGTCGAGTCAATGGTATGATTGTCTATATCCATTAATCTAGATTTAACATTTCCGTCCCTGTCTGTTTCATAATCTATATTTTCAAATTCTCTTGCTATATTCGGCGTTCTATTTGGGTCAATAACAATCTCATCTAAATCATCAAGCCAACGTTCTCCAAACTCTACACTGTCAGGACCTTTTTTAGCTTTTTTGGTTCTGATACCTAAATCTTTCAATTCGTCTATGCTTTTAGGTTCTGCACTATCACAAACAGTAGAAATGAAATTATATTTTTTATTTATCAACCATTCTGCTAATTTTCTATTACTTATTTTCAATCCATAAAATTCATCTAAAGCATAAATTTTTCTTTTTTTCTTATCATAATGCCACCTAACAAAGGCATTAGGGTCATTAGCATAACCAAAGTCATTGCCTTGACGAATATTGTCAAATAGCTTTATTTCGTCATCAGTAATTTTTCTGAATACTAAATTTTCAAACGGTGCAACCCCACTTCCAACCGCTTCACCTAAATATTCCCAATCATATCTTCTAGTTGATTTTTTTTTCGTTTCTTCTGCCTCTTGTATAAACTGTTTTGATATAAAAGGATTATCTAAATATGTTGAGTGATGAACATAAGTGTTTTTTGGCAATGATACTGTATTATATTTTTTATTAACCCAATTTTGTTTTCTTTTTGGTGGGTTATAAGAATAAAAAAACTTATAAAAAAGACCATCTGCTAACTCTCCTCTTAACAATGAGTTAGTTATGGTCTTTACTTCATCTTCACTTCTAAATTCTGCAAGTTCTTCTATCCAACAGATAGCAAAAGGAAATTTGCTATCTTTTAGAGATTTTATTCTATCCGGATTCTGTGTTCCTCTAAAAATAATATAGTTTCCTCTTGGTTTATATGTAATTCTAAGAGGAGACTTGTTGATTTTAAATAAATGAGATACTTTCTGCTCGTCTATTGCCCATTTTATTTGTTCATAAACAGATTGCTCCAAAGTGTTATCAACTTTACGAATACACACTGCATTTACTGAATACCTCATTATTAGTTGAACTATAATATGTGCAATATCGCTTGATTTCCCGCTACCCCTTCCCCCTTTGCAAATAATATGCAATATTTCAGGGTCTAAAGTTTTCTTCCACACTTCGTGAAATTTTGCAGGTAATAAATCAGATAATTTTATTAGTGTCATTCTATATCATCTACAAACTGTACCGAACCTGTATGTTCTATTTCTTGTTTATCAGTCCACAATCCTAAATGCTTTCCTAACAGTTCTAAAGTCGCCTTTTTATCGTAAAATTTTATTTCTCTCTCAGTTCCATATTCTCCAGGCTTTATCTTAATTGATTGAATTGCTGCTAAATCATCACTGGTTGCGGTCGGTTTGATTCTTCCTGTTTCAAAATCAATCACATCTTCAATTTTTACAAATGCAAGTTTTCCTAACTCTTGTAAAACTCTGTCAGCATTCATCCCTACACGTTTTGAACGTTCTGCCATCCTTTTATCAATTTCAATTCTAATGTTGAGTTTTGCTAAGTTTTGACTTGCAATATCCTTTGCGGTTTTAGGTGAATATCCTGCCCTTATTGCTGCCTGAGTAGCATTAAGGTCAACAAGATATTCATCAATAAACATTTTTTGTTTAAGCGTTAACGCCATTCTCATCAGCCCCTTTCCACATCGACACTTCCTAATAATACAAAAACGGATATAATTCTATATCCGTTCTTGCTTACAAATATATTATTTAAAAGGAGGTGCCCAATGCACTAATTTCACAATATCATTATAACACGTTTTTTAGTGTTTTTACTGACATCATTTTGACATTTCATAGTTTTACTTAACAATCTATTTTACCATATTGAAAACATAGCATTTTATAAATTGCTGTATTAATAATTCTATAAACTTGTCTTTCTTCATAATGCATAATATTGCTTAATTTAACTATATTTGTATTTTTAAAGTAAAACTCTTCAATGGCGATTTTTTCGTTTTTTTCAAGAATTTCAAAAGCTTTAGTAATTGTTGAATAAGTAAATTTATTAATTTTAAGTTGTTTTTCTAAAGCAACTGACTTTGCTAAATAGTTATACATTTTATCTTCTGTAGTATTGTAATCACTACCACCACAATTGAAACTTTCTGATGAAAAACCTTTTGGATCTAGTATACTTTTTAAAACCTCTATTTCATCTTGAATTCTAATAATTGAATTTTCAATATTTTTATAGTTTTTTAATTGATTTTTAAAATCTTCTAAAAATGGATTCTTCATTTATTCCTCCTGTAAAATCAAAACTGTAACTTCGTCTAAAGTGTCAAGTAAAGATTCTATAGCAATTTTTGATGTATCTTTTGTTAAAATAACAGCTTCTAATTTTACTAGATTTATAAACTTATCTAAATTACTCTCTTTTACTACTGTTACAACTGTTTCTTTTTCGTTGTATTTCATTTTTATTTCTGGAAATAAAACTCTATAATTTTTCACTTTGTTTACCTCTTATCTTTCCTAAAAATTGTATATGTGTTTTCTCTCTGTCAAAATCATATTTGATATTTACTATATCTTTGTTATCTCCTTTACTGACAATCTAAATTTCTTTTTGCTTATGATTAATGCAACAATCCAAAAACTTAATAAATTACTTAATAAACTGCCTATAAAAATATAAATTATATTTCGCATTATTGTTTTCACCTCCTAAAATCCATTTTATTCAAAGTTTCTAAACTCATATAAACATGAACTGATACATTATTACTATTATCAAAAAATAAAATTACATATTTCATTATATTTTTTTTCTTCGTTCATTATCTCATCAACTCCTTATCTTCGTATATGTTGCCTATAACAACTATAGCTTCGCAACTTTCCATAATGTCTATAAACAAATTAGTATCATTTTTAAATTTTATATTAAAGCCACAATTCACAAACTTTACAACTCCTTTTTCTTCTTCATATTCATCTAATTCACTAAAAGGACTTCCATCAAACAAATAGCCACAATTTACAATATCTCCCTCAAAAATTTCTTTTCCGTTTTTATCAAACAGTCCTGTTGACTGCATTATTATTACTTGACTAAAAGCAAGTTCTGTTTCTTTCCACCAATAAGGAATACATACCTTATTAGTAGCTATATCCAAAGTCAACATTTTGTTATTCAAATCAATTTTTGTAACATCAACAATCTTTTGTATAGACTTGATATAAGCTCTAAATTTTAAATTATTCATTAAATAAATTCCCCCCTACTAAATATCTCACAGTCATTACAAGTGCTATTTTTTGTGTTAGTTTTTCTATATTTTCTGCCAATTCCTCTAACTCATCATCCGTTAGTTTTTCAAAATTTATTTGTTGTAATTCTTTGATTAAATCCTTTATATTCATTATTCTTGCACCTCTATTTGTTTTTTTAAATCATAATTCATATAAATTACTTCTGTTCTTTTTATAGAGTTTTCAGCTGTTGTATTTTTGTATTCTTTTTTCCAATACTTTAAAAAATTGTTATACAAATCATTCTCATAGCTACTTATCATTACTTTTCCTTTGTGTTTCAATAAAAGTTTTAGTAATTTTATATGTTCGTCGTTTGCCATTTCATTTTCATATAAATAATTTTTTCTTGTATCTAAAGGATATGGTGGGTCAGCATATATGAATACCTCTTCTTTGTTATATCTTTCAATTAACTTTAAAGCATCTTGATTTTCTATTTGTGCTTGTAACAGTCTTTTAGAGGCAAGTTCTAGTGTTTCAGGAAAATTACTCCAAAAAGTTGTTGTTCTTGGAGACATCTTCCCTATTGAACTTCTAAATCCATTTTTGTACTTGTTGCTACATCCAAACCCTTGACAGCATCTAACGGCAAACTTTCTTGCTCTTTCTACTTCATCTGCAGAAGTTCCAAAACAAGTATCATATTCTTTTCGACCGTTTAGTTCATCTGGTTTTTCTCTTAAAACTTTAAAATAATTATATACTTCTTCTGACAAATCATTTATTGTTTCTATTCTTGCAGGTTTCTTGTTAAAGAAAACAGCTCCCCCACCAAAGAACGGCTCCAAATAAACATCATGTTCTGGAATAAATTGTGTTATCCAGTTAGCTATTCTTGTTTTGCTTCCAGGATATTTTAAAACATTTTTCATTCTTTCCTCCTTAACCTTTATCATATCTACACCTAACCCTTTATTATAATTTCTCTTGCTTCTTCCACACTTCTAGCTATCCCTGTAATAGCTCCGTAATCTTGCATAGTTTTTAAAAAATGTATTTGTTCTGGTCTAGCTTTTCCTTTTTCGTTTTTGATTTCTAAAAAAATTGCCTTTCCGTCTGACTTTCTAAAACCAAATAAATCTGAAAAGCCTTTTGGAACACCTGTTGAAACAAATCTCCCATCTTCACTTTTAAAAACACCAACATTGATTCTAAAAATTACTGCAATATCATTAACATTTTTTCTAATTTCATTTTGTATAAAATGCTCTTTCATTCATACCTCGCTTTATTAGTTTAAATTGTGATTAAGTATCTACCTAATTCTAAACTATCTACCCTCTTAAAAATGTTGATATTTCAATATATTTATTATATATTTTATATATTTAGGTAGATAGTAGATAGTATAGTCTATAAAGTACTAAAGAAAGTATATATATATAGAAAGAGGTTATAACACCAACTATCTATTTTTAAAAAATAGCCTTTAAACGTTGTATTTTACAACGTTTATTCAATTTTCAACCCTCTACCTAAACTATCTACCTTAACCACTTCTTGTTCTAAATCCCTAACTGTTACATTTTTATAAAATTTCTTACCTTTCATAGAAACTTTTTCAAATTTTTTAGAAAATTCTACTCCGAATTTTGTTCCGCTCATAACATATTGACCATTCATTAAAGCCCAATTTTTATAAGCTTGATAAACAACACCTGCACCGACTTTATAACCTTCTAAAATCATGATACATTCATCTATAAACTGACCTATAGTGTCCATTTCTTGCTTATATAAACTTATAGAGTTTTTAACCTTTTCAGGTTTTTCTAGTCCGTCTTTATGATATTTTTTAAGTCCAGCTAAAGCCCAGTTAAGAATGCCTGGAAGTTCTTCTAATAATTCCTCTTTAAGATTTTTATTAATTTTTTTTACTTTAGCATCAAAAGGAATAATATTAAGTCTTCGCCATATTCCATCATCATTACCACGAATTATAGGCTTATGATTAGTAGCCATCCAAATTTTAAATTCAGGAACGAATTCAAATTCATTCTTATATAAAAATCTTGCAGTTACTTTATCGCCACCAGTTAATTGCTTTACAAGTCCTTCATCAAATCTCATTCCGTCATTAGGTTCAGTAGTAGTAACAAATCTAGCACCTTTAAGTCTTGCTATATCGTTATTAGCTCCTTGTTGATTTTTAACCATTAAAGAGCCAGGTTGAATATTTAAAGCATAATGCCCAAATAAAGCACTCATAACTTCTAAAAAAACAGATTTTCCATTAAGTCCATTACCAAAGAGAATAAATAAGCACTGCTCTCTAGTCGAACCTGTAAGAGAGTAGCCAATAGCTTTTTGAATAAATTCAATTAACTCTTCATCTTCTAAAAAAATCTCTCTTAAAAATTTAATCCACTTAGAACATTTTCTTTTAGGGTCAAATTCAGTTCCAGCAATTTTAGAAAAGAAATTATTTTTATCATGATCCTTGAATAAATATTCCTTTAAGTCTAAAAATCCATTATCAACATTAAATAAGTAAGGATCTAAATCCAATTCATTATTAGTAATAGCTACTTTATGTTGCAATTCTTTAAGCATATTTTCTTTACCTTTTGAATTTCTGGTATATTTAATATGCTTTAAAAGTGCCTTTTCTTGGTCTTCGTCATTAACGAACTTAAATTCATTTTTCATATCTGCAATAACAGTTTCAGCAAGATTTTTGATAATTGAGCTTGAATCTTCTTGCCAAAATCTTGAATTATAAATCATAAAAGACTTATTATCATAGTTATATCTAACAATATCTTCATATTTTTTTAAAAATCTTTCAGCATTTCCTGTATCGTCATAACTAAAGAAGTTATTATCACCTATAAAAATTTTGAATTCATTATCCTTTAAATAAACATTTTTACAGTCTTTAATAGCTTTATTTAAAGTCTTTTCTCCATAGGTAAATTCTCCTCTCTTCTCATCCCATTTAGCTCTATAAAGACTACTTTGTCTAAAAATAGCATCCATTTTTTCTTTATCTTTTGCACAATAATATGCAAGATAATTACAGAATGCCATATCAGCTTCGGACTGACTGCTATAATTATGATTATTTATAAATAAATTGTGGAATTTTTTATTTTTAAGTGCGACCTCTAGTATTTCATCCAATTCTAAATTAGAATTAAAATTAGGACTGTTTTTTTCGGTTTCAGAGCTACCTATATATTTCTCAAATAAATCAATAACCTCTTCAGTACATTCATTGACATAATCAATATTAGATAAAGAATTTCCAGTCATAACAAAGAATCGACCTGATGAATACATTTCAACATTACTTTTACGTCTTCCACCTTCAGGGAGTTTACCTTTACAAATAAAATGAACTCCTTTTCCACTTTGAGAAAATTCTCCATAGGTTTTTAGACTATCAGCAAATTCACTTATAATATTTTCGTCAATTCCTTGCTTAAATAATTCAACATCTTCATCTATCTTATCAATATCAATTCCAAAAAAAGGTTCATCAAAGAAAAAGCCGATTCCGTTACAGCCGAATTTATCTATATTATCTACACAGATTTCATAAGTATTCCATGTGGACTTATCGTTGGACTTTGCAAAATCTCCTGTTAGTCCATTTATAGGTATTTTGGTATTTTTACCGTCTCTTTTTACAAGACGGTAAAGACACCAGTTACTATACTCTTTTAGTTCTTGAGGTATTTTCTCATACATTTTTTACTCCTAGAATGGTATTTCTTCGTTATTAGCTTCAGGGAATGTTCCAAAAGGTGCATCAAAACCAGAAACATCCCATTTGCTTATACTTTCATAAGTTTTTCCATTATATTCATGATGCTTAATAGTTACTTTACAATTCTTTCCTTTGTAATCATCAAGTAACTCATTTAAAGTCTTGTATTCTTTACCATTTATTAACTTACAAGCTTTTCCTATTGAATTAAATTCTTGTAATGAATAGCTATCAGTTTCAAGTCTTTTCCACATCTTATAGAAAATTAGTCTCTTTCCATATTTTTGAGTAGCTATATCGTCTCTAACTTTTAAAGTTAGTTGAATGTGTTCTTTTCCTGCTTGAGTTAAAGCAACCTTTGCATCATCAATAATAACTTCATAATCTCCTTCTGGTAATAAATCAAAACTTTGACAATCATTGAAATCCATTTTAAACATAATTTTTATTCTCCTTTAAATTAATTTTAATATTTTGCCTAAATAATAGGCTCTACCTGGTTTGTAATTATTATCTATACACCAGTTTCTAAGTTCTTTCATATTTTTACATTCTTTCCAGTCTTTAGTATTTAGTCTAAAACTAAAATCATTTTCTTTTATTTCTTTTAATTCGACTGAAGTATCAATTTCGACTTCCTGTTCCGCTCTAAACTCAAAGCCACAGCAGGGACAAATTAAGTATTTTTTATCTATTGCTGCAAAACATTCAGGGCAAGTCTTCGGGTTATCTTGTAATTTACTTTCTCTTTGTTCTTTTGTCTCTCCTTCTAAGCTCCACTCCCTCTCTAAATTAGGTAGTCCGAAACGTTCAACATTTCCAACACAATCAATAATAGTTGCAGTTTTGTTCGGTCTATATCTCATAGATCTCATTGACTGTTGAATGAAAAGTGATAAAGACTTTGTAGGTCTAAGCAAAATAACAACTTCACAGTCTGGAACATCAAAGCCCTCTCCTATAAGGTCAACATTGCAGAGGATTTGAATTTTACCTTCTCTAAAATCTTTAATTATAGACTCCCTTTCTTTCTTCTCTGTCTTAGCATCTAAATGAATAGCTTTTATATTTGACTCGCTAAATTCGTTAGCAATTTTCTTGCTAAACTCTACATTAGGGCAATAGCAAATGGCTTTTTTACCTTTTGCAAGTCTTTCATAAGTTTTTAAAACATCTGAGTATATTATTCTATTCATTGTTAAATCAGAAACTTTATAATCTCCGTGAGTAACTTTTAGATTATGAGTATTTATAATCTCTGGTGCAAAGTATCTAAAATTAGCTAAAAAATTATTTTGTATTAGCCAGTTTACTGACTTTCCTATAACTAAAGCATCATTAACATCAGAGAGTCCGACTCCATTTAGTCTAATTGGTGTAGCGGTAAAACCTAACTTTAAGCAACTTGAAAAATAATCATAAATTTTTTTGTAGGTTTTAGCTAAAGCATGATGATTTTCATCTGTAATGATCAAGTTAGGTCTTTCTATTTTATCTAGCTTATTAACTAGAGTTTGAACCATATAGACATCTACAAAACTCATATCAACACCATAATTTTTAAAAGTCTCTATAATTTGGTCTTTAAGTTCTTTTCTGTGGATAAGGAATAAAACTCTATTATTTTTTTCTGTTGCAGACTTTACAATATCGGCAATAATAACAGATTTTCCACTTCCACAAGGGGAAACTATACAAGGACTTTTAAAGCCCTTTCTAAAAGAGTTTTTTGCTTCTTGAACTAACTCTTCTTGATGTGGATAAAGTTTATACATTTGTTATCAGCTCTTCCACTTTGCAACCTTTTCTATTATCAAGTCTATTTTTAGCATAGACACTATTTAAAGGTTCAAGAATGAAACCTCTAATGATTTCTCCTGATTCATCTTTTTTACAAACTAATCTAGCAACTACATCACAAAGTCCTAAAAAGTTATTTAAAATTTTAAGTCTTATATCTGGCATTGAACGATTATACATTTGACCTGTACTCTCATCAGTCCAGACATCAGAAGTTTCCCAAGCTGTAAAAATAATTCTATTATTTAGATTTGTTAAAGCTCTTAAACTATCTAAAATAGTAAAATCTATTCTTTGATAATCAGCTTGTGAAGGCACTCTGTTATTCTTTCCTTCTCTTCCAAGATTAGCTAGGCAACTTCTGAAAAGTTCTGAAACGTTGTCTATAACAATATTGTCATAATCTTTAGCAGCACCTTTTATTAATTCAGTAACAATACTAATCCAGTTATCAAAAATGTTATGAGTATCAACTTCCACAATATCAATATTTTTTTCACCTTTTAAAACTATTGAAGACTTATCAATATCAATTAAAAGAGTTTTGCCTTTAATAAATTTAATTGCAGTAGTTTTTCCCATTCCAGGATTTGCATAAATTAAGTAGCAAGATTTCTTATTATTTAATTCTGTAGCTTTTGTTATCTTCATTACTTAATCACCAAACTTTCATTTTCAATAATTACTGCACCTTTAATTTCTCTACCTTCCTTAATAGCTTTTTTTATTTCAGTCTTATTAGGTTCAGGGTCTTTAAACTTTAAAAATTCTTTTGGAATAAGACTTAAATCTGTTATCTCTGTACTTTCGTTTTTTCTAATAGAGATTTTAAAAACTCCTAGATCCATTTTGTTAAGTCCTGCATTATTAAGACATAATCTAGTATAGTTTTCTAAAGATTTTAGTTGATTATCTAATATAGTTTCTTTATTTTTCAGTCTATCTCTTTCCTCTTTAATCATAGCTTTATTACCTTTGATGTTCTTGCATAATTTAGCTATATTTAAGAGTTTTTCTTGTAACTCATCTTCTACATCATCTGCAGCTTTTTCTAAAAATTCTTCTGTTATTTCTTCATTTCCTATTAAATCTTGTATATTTTTATATCTTTCTGATATTTCGTATAAATTAGCCATTAAAACCTCCTTAATATTTTTTTTACATCTTGTTTTACTCTTAGTACCTCTGCACTGTTGTATTCTCCGTTTTTTGCATTTTTTTCACAGTCAACTTTTAAACATTTCAGCTTTAAGATACATTTATCAATACTATCTAGTAATTCTTTTCTTGTAGGTTTCATAGTATTACACCAAAAGAGCCATAAAAGTAACTCCTATTAAAGCTACAGTTAGAACTTTGTTTCTAAATTTTAAATCTTCAATTTCTTCTTTTGAATTATCTTTTACGATTTCAATGATCTCTTCCTTTACTTCTACTTTTTGTTTAGAATTTAAAATATTTATTATTGAAGTATTTATAATATTATTTTGTAGTTCGTTCATCTTGACAGTCTCCTTCTTATTTAATATAATGTGTTTAGTGTATTTTTTTAGTACGTCAAATTTTTCATAAATTTATAAGACGTACTTTTTTATTTTAGGATTTCTCCTTTATGTTCTATCAACCACTTATTAAGTTCTGATTTTATAAAGTATAGTTTTGTTCCTATAAAAATATGTGGAATATCATCATAAGTTTTAGCTAAATTTCTTAAAGTAGTTTCTCCTATACCTATATACTCGACACATTCTTTAGTAGTTAATAGCAATTTATCTTCCATTGTTTCACCTCCTTGTTAGTTGACTGATTGTCAATTCTTTTTTTGTTTTTTTAATTGACATTCGGGGATTTTTATTTGAAAAAAATATTAATATCGTTTATATTTAATTTTTCTAAAATAACATTTAATTCTTCTACAGTTATATTTATAATCCCATTTTCTTTTTGATTATAAGTACTTGCAGATATTCCTAATGCCGCTCCCATCTCTTTTTGTGTCAATTCTCTTCTTTGTCTTTGATACTTTAATTCTTTCAAATTAAATTCGATTTTTTTGTCTTTCAAAAGTATCACCTCCTTTATACATTTATTATTATAAACTATTAATCCCCGTTTGTCAATAGTATTTTAAAATTTTTTTTAGTTTTTTTAAAAAAATATTGACAATTTGAAATTATAGGATTATAATATACCTAAAGGAAGTGATCCAATGAATAAATTAAGACCGTCAAGCGAAGTAATAGAAATTATAAAAAATAGAATGAAAGAATTGAATTTAAATCAAAAGGAAATTGCGGAAAAAACTGGTGTGTCTACATCTGCAATATCAAGATACTTTAATGGATCTAGAGATTTTCCAATAAATGATGCACCTATTTTTGCAAAGGTGTTAAATATTGATTTAAACTACTTGTTAGGTATAAAAACAATAGACGATTTAAACCTAACAGGTATAGAAAGAATTGCAGCAAGTCATAGGGATGATGAATTTACTGAAGAAGATTTAGAAGATATTCAAAAATATATAGATTTTGTAAAAGCGAAAAGGAAGAATAATGACTAAAAAAGAAGAGTTAGAGCAGTTTGCTTATGAGAACGAAATATCTATAAATGAAGTGTATTTTCAGAATGAAAACTTTGAAGGCTTATATATTGATAATAATGTCTTTATTAATGAAGAAATAAAGCCTTATAAATACAATATAATACTAGCTCATGAGTTAGGACATCACGAAACATTAAAAGGTAATGCACTAGCTAAAACAGAAGAAAATGCACTGCAAGAAATGAGAGCGAACGGATGGGCATATAAAAAGATTTTGCCAATAGAAAAGTTAATACAATATAAAATAGATAATGTGGAGTATGAAGATATTTTAGAAGAGCTTTGTATAAGTTCTGAAGATTTTTGCAAAATTATGGATTATTACAAAAGCAAATATGCTCCCTACTCTATAGTTAATGGTTACAAAATACGATTCAACCCTAATTTTAGTGTTGAGAGTATTTAATATATTTATTTAGGAGGATTTTATTTATGAAGAAAAAAATTTTAGCATTAATGCTAGCAAGTTTATTTTTAGTTAGTTGTGGAAAGAAAGAAGAACCAAAAAAAGAAGAAACAAAAACAACTAAATCCACAAAAACAGAAGAGAAAAAAGAAGAAAAAAAGAAAGACAATATCGGTTTTGATGGAAAGGTTGCTGAACTTAATGATTTGAAAATTGAAATTATTGAGTACAAAATAATTAAAGTTGGCGAAAAAGGAAATGAATATGGCTCAAAACCTATTATAGCTTTTTGGTATAATACAACAAATAAATCAGATAAAGAAATAGACCCTTCTATAGCTTGGATATCTGTTTTTACAGCAATACAAGACAATAATAAAAACATGGTTAATGAACTTAAAGTTGCAGCACATCCAGATTTTAGCTTATTAGATACACAAAATGTAAAAATAAAAAAAGGTGGAACTGTGAAAAATGCTTTTGCTTATGAATTATCAGACGAAACAACTCCAGTTACTTTAAAAGCAACTCAGGGTATGGATGGAAAAGATTTAGGACAAAAAAATTTTGAAGTAAAATAAATAATAAAAAAGCCCCCACAATATATGGAAGCTAATTTATAAGTGTATGATATACACTATTCTGACAAAATAATTATATCATACATTTATTATTAGCACAACCAGAAAGGAAGTGCTATTTTTATGCAAAAAAGAAGATTAAAAGGAGAAGGTGCAATTTATCAAGTTAAGAACAGAAAAAACTATTTTGTTGCACAAATCTCAATAGGAAAAGATAGAAGCGGAAAAAGATTAAGAGAAACAATAACAGGATCAAGTAAAAAAGAAGTTTTTCAAAAAATGCAAAAAGCATTATTTTTGATAAATACAGACTCTTATTCTAAAGAAAAAATATATTTCGGAGAATTCTTTGAAAATTGGTTTTTTAACTATAAAAAATTAGAAATAAAACCAAATTCATTTGCAAGATATGAAAGTTTGTGGAGATTAAAGATAAAAGATCACCCTATTTGTAATATAAAATTAAAAGATTTAAAAACTATACATTTTCAAAATCATATTAATTCTTTGTTATCTGAACAATTAATCTCTATTGATAACGGAAAAAGGTTGTTAAATCTATTTAGTTCTTGTCTTAATTGGGCTATAGACCATGAATTTTTATTTAAAAATTATTGTAAAGGTGTTAAGTTACCTAAACAAATAAAAATTAGGAAAAACATATCTTTTAGCTATGAAGAGCAGATGCAATTCATAGAATATTTAGATACTAAAAATACAGTTGATTTATTGATTTTAACTACATTTTATTCAGGTTTAAGGCTTGGAGAAATAACCGCTCTAACTTGGGAAGATTTTCAAGATAATTACTTAAATATAAACAAGCAATATCAAAATGAATATAAAATTAATAATGATGGAACGAAAACAAGACAATTAAAATTAGTTACCACAAAGACAGAATCTAGTATAAGATTAGTTCCTATACCTAAAAATATAGTTGAATTATTAGTAAAACATAAAGAAAGACAAGATAATTTAAGAATAAAATTAAAGAAAGCCTACAAAAATAATAATTTGATTTTTGCAGATGATATAGGAAATCCCATTGAACATAAAAGACCTAATAGAAGAGTAAAACAAATTTGTAAAGAATCAGGAATACCTGAGAAAACTTTTCACGGAGTTAGACACTCTTATGCTAGTAGATTATATGAAATGAGTGTAAATGTAAAATCTGCTCAAAGTTTATTAGGACATTCTAATTATCAAACAACAATGAATATATATACACATATATCAAAAACACATTTAGAAAAAGAAATTAATAAGTTTGACTTATTGGCAAACAATAGGCAAACAGAAACAAATTAATTTATTGAAATATCAATAATATTATATATTAATTGTAGGACACCCACCATCTCCACCAA